ATTACTGCAGCTACCCCACGAGGTTTAATCTCTAGATCACCTTCTACATCTTCTGAATCTTCATTGAATTGCATATTCCATTGAAAGTAAGCTTCTCCAAGTGGTTTAAGCAAATTATCATCTATATTCTTTATAACTGTCTTCATAGCAAGACCTGCAGAACCCATAAGCATTGATAAACCTGCTGCAGTTCTACCTGTGCCTGTCACTCCTGTTTGTCCGTGCATGATTGACGGTATGCCTGTTTCCTCGTCTGCAAGTTGTCGTGATATTTGGTACATCTGTATGTTTTCACCTGCAGTGTTTGGAAACTTAAGACCGTTGATTGCAGTTCCTGTTACACCTGACTGTCTACGGAATATCTTACCGGGAAATATATCCATGTTCTGTCCGGGAACCAAACTTGCTTCATCTACGTCAAACACAAGGTTACCTGCAAGTGCTAAGTTATCAATAGCCATTCTTACATGACCATTCATAAGTAACTGAGCATCTTCCATGTTTTCTGCAACGCCAACTCCCCACAATTGATAAGGATTAATCTCAAATGGAAATGCTTGAAAAGGTATTCTAGCAGGAGTGAACGGATTTGCTACACATCTTAGTATCATGCTACCACATACCCAGACATTTACTTGTACCTGATCAAACTCAGACATTTCGTTTACGCCATCCATGCCTACTTCATCAGCGTATTTCTTATCGATGACTCCCCAGTATTCAAGAACTTCAAATCTGTTCTCTTGATAATAAGGTTCGGTTTCATCTTCACGAATGGTGTCTTCGTAGTACTTATCTTCGTAGTTTGCACCTTTAGCAAGGCACTCTTCAATTGCTACCGAATCAAAATGAGGTCGCATAATCAAAGCTCGTAACTGTTGACGGTTCATACGGTGTCTTTGTATCACGTACTCACAGTCTTCAATACTTGTTGCTGACGGATCAGGATGAAAATCCCACACAGAAACAGATTCTATGCGTGGTACTACTTTTTCATAAGGCGTATACATCCTTTTGCCTTCTTCATCTCTTTCCCACTTGTGTATTCTTTTGTAAAAGTTAAAAGGTCCTTTTACAATGCCTGTACCAAGTAAGGCTGATTCAAAGATGGCTTTGCGAAATACATTGACTGCGTTAGTATCAAGAAGTTGATCGTGGATGCACTGTTCCATCTTTCTTGCTGCTTCTCTAGCAGGTTCAAACTGAGGTTCACCCATTTTAGCTTTACCTGCTGCAATGCCATCCCCAAACTTATCACCGTAGCTTCCTAAGTAATGCTTGTTTGGTTTTTCAGCCTGTAGTCCACCGGGAGGAACTTGTCTGCCATCTCCTTCAAAACCGTAAGGGTCAGGTTGCTCTTCTTCCATTTGGTCTAACGGAGTTTTCATGTGGGCAAACTTCTCTATACCTTCTGGCATAGGAGTAGGTTCGACCACTAATGGAAACTTTTTATTAGCAAATAGAATATCAACTATTTGACCGTAAGCCGCAAGAACTTTAGTTTTGGTTATTTTAATAAAGACCTTTGAACGTTCGGAGTCACGATACTGTGTTGTAGAATCGTAAATACCTCTAAAGTTTTTATAAGCCTGTAACCACCTATGTTCGTGACTTCGTCTTCCGTTTTCAGAATCCTCAAACTTACTGCGTACATAACCTGCCAATCCGGGCATTTGCTCAGACGGGTTGTTTATGGGTACTGCACTGTCGTCTTCGGGTTGAAGAAAATTATCAGCCATGTGTAGTCCTTACTTTTTAATAGTCTCTTTCTTCAGCCATTTTAAACAGAGATGCTTCTACTGTTGGCTTAGACTGCTTCTTTGGCATATCAGATTGCAAGTCGTAGTTGCCCATCTTTGTGTCAAAGTCTTTACCTTCACGAGTCAAAGGTGCATCTGCTGCATCGTAAGATGTTTTATCAGAACCCATTATGAATGAAGCACCGTAGTTATAATCATTGTTTGGCATAGTTATCTCCTATTCTGCCTTGTTTACAAACCCACCAGAAGCATAACCCCCAGATAGATTTAGTGATTGCCCTGTTAATGAGCCTGTAAGTGCATCTAAAAAAGACCCACTATCACTTATTGAAGAATCATCTGCAGTTTTTTCAGCTACAGCCTCTCCAACTTGTTCAAATTCTCTAACGCCAACTGGTAAAGGATTAACTGCTTCTACAGCTCCTCTTGTCATAGATTCAAATTGACCTCTACCTTCATCCCTAGACATTTTGTACTCTAACCCAGCTGCTACAGAAGGAGATGCTTTAGCGATGCCAGTTGCTACGGTGGTTGCAGCAGTAAGAGCTACTTTACCTGCTTTTGATTCTGCAACATCAGTAACAATCTCCCCAATAGACGGTAGCTTGAATGTATCAGTTATTCTTTTAGCACTATCTGGATTATTTGCGGCTATATCAGCTATAGACTTAGGACTTTCAACTGGATCAAAAGATGTAGTTTTACCTTTTACATTTCCTTTTTCTTGTATATCCTCTTGTCTTTTATTATTTGTATCTTCTAGTTCTAATCTTTCTAGTTTTATTTTTTCGGCTCTAAGGTGTGCTTTTTCAGCGTTCTCATTTGCAGTAGCGTTTATGTCATTAACCTCACCTTTTGTAAGAGGTCTTTCAGGTAGCTTAACACCACCTCCAATGCTTCCTTTTCTTTTGATAGTAGGAATTGCTACAGCATCATCTCCGTGCATGTTGTCTAAAAATAATCCTAACTTACTTGCCCCATTATTTAATGTAGGCTGTTTTAACCCATCTGCCCACATATGTTCAATAACACTTTGAGCAGTACCTAACGGATTTTTTTGATCTAAAACAACTGACGCATAGTTTGTAGATGCTACGTCACTCATAAGACCTAAGAATTTTTTATTGTTTGCCGCACTGTGACCAAGTAATTGCTCTGCAATAGGGGCCATCTCAGGTCCTAATGATTTTACAAGAGATGAAAACACAATCTTTCTTGCGTCTTTTATCTCATCAAAAGGTCTACCTAAGATACCCTCATAAGGTCTAAACAAAGGTGTAATATGTTCTTTTACAGCTTTAGTCATACTACCTGTTGATACTCCCGGAAATAAATCATTAGTTCCAGCTTTTTCAACTCTACCATACTGATCCTCTAAGACGTTAAACAATATACTATTTCTATCTAAGTATAAATCAGTAGCTGTTTTTTTACCTCTTGTATTTTCAGGAAATATAATAGCTCCCTTTTCAATATCAAAATATCCGGGAGGTTTTTCAAGGTCGCCTACATCATAAGGACCTGTTCTTAAATTTGCTATTTCTCCGGGTCTGTACACAGATAGAGTTGCTGCCACGACTGCATTTCTATTTGCCATATTTACATTGCCATTTTTATCTGGCATACCCATAGCAGTTATGCCTTGAGCAAAAGCCTTAGCAGTATCTTCTATAGCTGGTATATTTTGAAATACTTTAGTACCCCTTGATTGAGGGTACGCTGCACCAACATCTTTAATCAGTAAATAAGGACTCTTTTTGTTTATAGACGTAAATGCGTTTTCTACAGATACCGATAACCCAGAAAGTTTAGGGTCAATAAAATTACTAGGTCTTACCTTTGCAATCTTATCTATATTGTCTGCATCAGTTAATACACTAAAAGGCTCATCTAAATTAATCCCAGCATCTTCAAGCCCGTTAATAATACCTATAATTTTTTTAGATGCAGCGTCAGAACCACCTGATTTAAATTTACCTGATGTCTTAGTTATAAATGCTTCTTGGATAGCTGGGTCAGTGTTTTTAGCATATACTATACCTCTGTCGTACAGATCATACAGTAGGGCATTTCTAATTGTAAACTTACTAGGTTTTGGTCTGCCATCGTCAGATAAACTTATATCTGTTTCATCAAATATTTTTCTTAAGTCGGCTTTTGTTGGCATCGACTGAATAGACTCATAACCTAAAGATTTTAATATTTTAGCTACGTTCTTATCAGAATCTACACTACTCTTAGATAATGTTTTTATATCTGCCATTTATTAATATCCAAATGTTTCATTCTGTACTTGAAGACCTGAGCCTTGATGCCATTAAGCGTTTGATGAATCGAAGCATAACCTGTCATTCTTGTCATTAACATATACCTCAGAGCATCGTATGCGTGATCTTCTGCTTTAGTGTCTACGTCTTCGCTATTAGTCTTGGAAAGAGGAATTGCTGCCAATTGCTTGACAGTGTTGCTACAATTAGAAAACACTCGTAATCTAGGTTCTTCTGTTCTTGGGTCATCTGCAAGCCTACGATGTATTTCCATCTTACCTTGTATTCTGTTACGATCAGACGGTGTCCAACGAACACCACATCTCATCATTGTTTCTGCTATGGAAGGACCGAACCCTGTCTTGTTCCAACAAGAAGCATCGAGTACGGTATAGTGAGGTAGAGGGTCTAACTGCTCTGCTTCTAGTATTCTATCAGCTAATTGTTCTGCTGTCAACTGTTTTACGTACAGTTCACGATAAATCCATATATTGTTATCCCAATCAATAGCACCCCACAAGACACAAGAAGGACTCGCATACCCGTAGTCAGCGGCACGTATTCGGGGCCAGTTGGTAGGTAACTCAAAACTCTCGACCACATGTTTAGCTCTCACAAATTCTGGGAAGGCACAGCCATCGGCTACATCCCAATCCCCGTCAAGTAATCTTTTCCGTTCTATCTCAGGTAGTGAACGAAGCATAGCTTCATATTGTCCATCTGCCATAAGGAACGGG